ATGATGATGCAGCTAGAGAAGAGGCTTAGTGAAGCTTTCCTTATCCTAAGTGTAAGGCAATCAGAACGTACCACTGCAGAAGAGGTACGGATGACACAGATGGAGTTGGAACAACAACTTGGTGGACTATTCAGTCTACTAACTGTTGAGTTCTTAGTACCTTACCTTGACCGTAAACTAAATGTACTATCTAAGAATGGTACTATCCCACGTATCCCTAAAGACTATGTTAAACCTACTATCGTAGCAGGTATTAATGCTCTTGGACGTGGACAAGATAGGGAAAGTCTAGGCATGTTCCTACAAACTATAGCACAAACTATAGGACCAGAAGCTATCATGCAATTCATCAATACTGATGAAGTTATTAAACGTCTAGCTGCAGCATCAGGTATCGATGTACTCAACCTAGTGAAGAGTATGCAAGAGATCCAAGGTGAACAGCAGCAACAGCAAGAGCAACAGATGGCCATGCAGGATCAACAGAATGCTCCAGCTATGGCTGCAGTAGCTCAGAAGCAACAGCAAGCTGAGATGCAGATGGCACAGCAACAGCAACAACCACCGAAATAAATTATGGCAGAAACATTAACAGTAGATACTACACCACAAACAGAAGTACTGAATGCAGACGAGCAGGAGTCACTAGAAATTGGTGAGAAGATGCAAGCTGAACAGGAAAGTCTGTTAGCTGGTAAGTACAAGAATGCTGAGGAATTAGAGAATGCATACATTGAACTTCAAAAGAAGTTAGGCGGTGAAGAAGATGAACAAGCTCCAGAAGCTGAAGCAGAGACTGAAGAAACTGAAGAGTCAGAACCGGAAGAGGATGTCGCAACTGATATCCTTGACCGGCTATGGGATGAAGCAGTTGAAGGTACCATCTCTGAAGAAACCGTACAAGAACTTTCTAAAGCTAACCCTAGTGAGTTAGCTAAGATGCATCTAGAGTATAGGCAAGCTAATCAACAACAAACTCTTAACGATGGCCAAGTAACTGAACTAAAAAGCATTGCTGGTGGTGATAAAGAGTATGATGCTATGATGGGTTGGGCTAATGATAGTCTAGATAAAGGAGAGATTGATATGTTCGATCAAGTAATGGATAGAGGAGATCCAGTCTCTTGCTTCTTTGCTATCCAAGCTCTTAAATATAGATACGATGATTCCTTAGGAACTGAAGGCAGAATGCTAACAGGTAAAGCAGCGAAGAATCAAGGTGATAAGTTTGAGAGTCAAGCTCAAGTGATTGAAGCTATGAATGACTCTAAATATGAGAATGACCCTGCTTACCGTAAGAAGGTAGCAGAAAAACTTGAAAGATCTGACGTACAATTCTAATGACAGTAACCACCAACGAACTAGGACAACAAAACCTTTACGCTAAAGAACCACCAATGGAGATTATGGAAGTAACAGAAACACACAACGAAAAAGCTGAACGAGTTAATGGACGCCTAGCAATGCTAGGAGTCTGGGCTGCAGTAGGCTCATACATTGTAACAGGTCAGCTAATCCCTGGCTTGTTCTAAACAAAACAAACATCCGTTCACCCCGAAAGGGGCGCATGTTACTTAGTTCATGGAACGGGGAACTAAGCTATGGAGTTAATCATGAAAGCCGTAGAATTGCGAGCACGAGTAAAAGAGCAGAAGCAAGCTGAGAAGCAAAGCAAGCTAGTTTACCGTGGAGTGGCTTACCTTAAAGGTAAGTGACTCAAAACTATTCCTTTATTAATTATTAAAATGAAATCATTTATTGCACTTGTAACACTGTCCGCTCTCTCTGCGACACCTGCAATGGCTGGACCCTATGTTAACGCTGAAGTTAATAGTGGATGGGCTGGCTCTGACTGGGCTGGTTCAGCTACTGACCTACATGTAGGTTATGAAGGCACTGCTGGAGCTGTTAACTACTACCTGCAAGGTGGTCCTCAAGTACAAGCATCCAACGGTGGTGGAGATAACAACACCGAACTATCAGGTAAGGTAGGTGGAAGCATCGCTGCTTCTGAAGATGTATCAGTCTATGGAGAACTTGCGTTCGCCACTACAGATACCGATAACAATAACTACGGCACCAAGCTTGGTGTTAAGTGGTCCTTCTAAATGACTATATTATATGTAAGTTTTCTTACATTAATGTTAGTACTGGCTATGCAAATAACATGGCCAGTTAAATAAAAGGAGGGAGAGAGCACCTCAGAGTCGGACTCTCTTCCAATTGGCATTAGCCCTTACGAGGATACCTTTTGCCGTCTAGACGGTGGGATAGACCACAACGCTACAAACAAATTGATCAACAATTTCACGTGAGAACATAAACAATACATTTATTTATTTAATTAACAATGGCTAATGCTCTAACTACCGCTATCGGTAGGATTAATAGTACCGGCTCAACTCCGTTGGCGCTAGGTACTGCATATGATACTAAGTATGCAACCTATCTTAAACTGTTCAGTGGTGAGCTGTTCAAAGGATTCCAGACTAATACAATCGCTCGTGATCTAGTCACAAAGCGTACACTTAAGAACGGGAAATCTTTGCAGTTCATCTACACTGGCCGTATGGATGCAGCTTATCATGAGCCTGGAACTCCAATTCTGGGAACAGAGAACGCACTGCCAGTAGCTGAGAAGACTATCGTAATGGATGATCTTCTTATCTCAAGTGCATTCGTGTATGAGCTTGATGAGACTCTTGCTCACTACGAACTTCGTGGAGAGATCGCCAAAAAAATCGGCTTTGCTTTGGCAGAAAAATATGACCGATTGATCTTCCGTTCTGTTACACGTGGCGCACGTGCTGCTCACCCTGTATCAGCCACTGGTAAAGTAGAACCAGGCGGAACACAAATCCGTGTTGGTACTAATGCCTCAGGTGCTGATGCTTATGTCGCTACTTCATTGATCAATGCATTCTATGATGCAGCTGCAGCAATGGATGAGAAGGGTGTAAGTTCACAAGGACGACAGGCCGTATTGAACCCACGGCAGTACTATGAACTAGTACAACAGGTCGGGGAGAATGGTCTTGTAAACCGTGATTCACAAGGTGAGTCACTTCAAAGTGGTAAAGGAGTTGTCTCGATTGCAGGCATCACGATCCACAAATCAATGAACATTCCATTCTTTGGTAACTATGGTACTAAGTATGGTACTGCAGGTGCTACCAACCCAGGCGTAACTGCTCCTGGTAATGAAGGTTCACACGTAGGTAGTGACACTGAGCTAGAAGATGGCGGCGGTGTTAACGGTATGAATAACAACTACGGTGAGCAAGCTGCTTTCGATAATTCCTGTGGACTTATCTTCCAGAAGGAAGCTGCAGGTGTGGTAGAAGCTATCGGACCTCAAGTACAAGTCACTAATGGTGACGTTTCAATCATGTATCAAGGTGATATCATCCTTGGCCGCTTGGCTATGGGAGCAGATTATCTGAACCCTGCTGCATGTGTTGAACTGTTTGCTGGAACAGCTACTAAGCCTGCTGCTTGGTAAATTAATCTTCCACTATATACATGGGGAGTCTTCGGGCTCCCTTTTTTTTAATTCTAATTATGCCTATACCTACAACTAACGCTACACAAGAATTACCTGCAGTTAATCAGATCCTGGCGTCAGTTGGTCAGGCTCCTGTTACTTCGCTCGATCAAACCAACCCGGACGTTGCGATTGCTTACGATACACTACTAACAGTGTCACGAGAAGTGCAGGCAGAAGGCTGGGCCTTCAATACAGAATTCGATAAACCAGAGATCACTGATGTAAATAAACAATTCTCCATCCCTAATAATATGCTACAAGTAGATCTAACTACTGACTCAGCTAATGCTTATAAGAATGTAGTTAGAAGAGATGGGAAACTATACGATAAATATAATCATAAGTTTGAGATTACAGATGGAGCAGGAGAAGAGATTAGATTAGATATTGTGTGGTTATTTGATTGGGTTGATCTACCTATCCCTATTCAAGATTACATTGTAGCAAGAGCTGCAGTTATTGTGTCTAGTAGAATCGTAGGAGATGGTGGTCAATATCAAATGCTACAACAGAAAGAAGCTTACACTAGAGCTATGGCTTTAGAGTATGAATGTAATCAAGGTGACTATACCTTCTTCGGTACACCTGCAGGACAGAGTAATTACATCAGCTACAAACCTTATCATGCATTGTATCGCTAATGGCAGCAGTAACTCAACTAATCCCTAACTATCTAGGTGGGGTATCAAAACAAATAGATCAAAAGAAACTACCTGGCCAAGTAAGGGAATGCTTAAATGCACTACCTGATCCTACCTTTGGATTAATGAAGAGGCCGGGGTTCAAATGGATAGATACACTAACACCTACTACTACACCTACTGATGCTAAATGGTTTTACATTAATAGAGATGATGTAGAGGACTATGTAGGATGTATTACTAAAGGAACACCAGGGGGAATTGATGTATGGAATGCTAAGACTGGTGTTAAATGTACACTAACCTATGGTACAGGAGCACAAGCTTATATCCAAGCGGCTGGTGGGTTCACAGATAACCCTCACAACTACTACGATATACTGACTGTACAAGATACATCAATCATTACAAATAAAACTAAGACTGTAACAACTTTAGCAGCTCCAACTTATGTAGCAAACACTAAAGCTACTGTAAGGTTGATGCAAGTTAAGTATAGTTGTAAGTATAGTATCACTATTAAAATAGATAGTACTACTCATGCCGCAGCAGAATACATAACTATTAATCAGGAAAGCTTATCAACTAGTGGTAATGATGAACTAGTTAATACTGCTGATAAAATTCTAACAGAACTTAAGACAGACCTAGAAGCTTTCAACTTTCCTAATGGAACTCTGACAGTAAAGAGAACACCAGCTACACTAGAGTTAGAGTATGCAGCATCTTCAGGTGGAACATCAATAGAAGTCATTGCTTCTGATAACTTAGGTAATGCTGCTATAACTTCTTTTGGTGAACAGGTTAATACAGTAGCAAGTCTGCCAGACCAAGCTACACATAACCGTATAGTTAAAGTAGTTAACTCTTCAGGTGGACAGTCTGCTGATACTTATTGGACTAAGTTTAATGCAGAGAATTCAGATATAGGTGCAGGTTCTTGGGAAGAGTCAGTGGACCCTACAGTATCTACCGGCTTAGATGCATCTACCATGCCTCATGAGTTAAGGAACACTGCTTTAAATACATTTGTATTTCAAAAAGCTACTTGGGATGCAAGGGTAGTAGGTGATGATGTTACTAATTCAGATCCAAGCTTCGTAGGACATACACTTCAACAAGCTTTCTTCCATAACAATAGGTTAGGATTCCTAACTGAAGATAATGTGGTGATGAGTAGATCTGCTAGTTTCTATAACTTCTATCACAGCACAGCGTTGACACAGACAGATGCTGATCCTGTTGACATTAACTGTTCTAGTATCAGACCTGCTGTACTACACGCTATCATACCAACTGCACAAGGATTGATTCTATTTAGTCAGAATCAACAGTTCATTCTATTCGCTGATGCAAAGATTCTAACTCCTTCAACAGCTATCATTAGAGGTATCTCTAACTATGAAGTAGATGTTAATATTGATCCTGTAGACGTTGGTACTACTATTAACTTTGTTAGTAAGACTCCCAGTTATACTAGGGTATTCTCTACACAGACTAGAGGAGCAGAAGAGAGTCCGTTAATACATGACATTGGTAAAGTTGTTTCTGAATGGATTCCTAAAGAAGTTAATAATCTATTAGCTAGTCCACAGAACCAGATGATTGCATTGTATGGACCTAATGCTAAAGATGTATACATCCATAAGATGCATACAGTAGGGCAGGAGATTGTCATGCAAGCATGGTTTAAATGGCAGCTTCCAGGTAAAGTACATCACTTAGCTATCGACTCTGATATCATGACAGCAGTTGTAGATCACGAAGGTATCTACACATTAGTAAGTTGTAGTCTAACACAAACACCTGATGAAAAAATCATTGTTACAAGTACAGGACAGCAAGTCAATCCACATATGGATTGCTATGCAGCTGTAAGTTCAATGACTTATGACTCTATTAATAACCAAACTTTATGTTATCTACCTTATAGTGATATCACGACACTAACGCCTGTGTTGGTTATTGCAGGAAATGGTACTACTAACTTCAGTGGTATCACTGAGTCCGGGTTTACTATCACACCAGAACGTCCTGCATGGCAAACTAGTACGTCAGCTAACCCTTATTTCATTGTACCTGACAAGGATATTTCTAACCTTAACGCTTCAGATGTAATTGTAGGTTATAAATACAACTTCGATGTAGAACTACCTAAGACATACTTTAAACTTAATCCTAATGGAACGCAGTATGACTACACCGCTGCTCTAACTATTGCACGTATGAAGTTTGCTGTAGGTCTTTCTAGTGTCCTAGCTTTTAAAGTAAAGAGTAAAGGATATAGAGGACCTTTAGAAGAGTTCACTGGTGATGGCAGTGAGAAAAGCTTTATGACTCACTTTGAATTGAAGGAAGAGAATGGTATAAAGGTGACTCTAGATGGAGCTGAAACAACAGATTATACATATATTAATATCCCAGGATACGGAAGTACAGTTACGTTCACTACAGCTCCTTCTGGAGCTAGTACAACAGCTAATGTAACTACACCGGCTCAGAAGATTGAGATTACTACAGATACTTGGTACGATGTACAGCCTGTTATAGATGCTGGTCAGTATTTAGCTGATGACGTACCACTAACAGAAGAAAACTTATATACAGTACCAATCCATCAAAGAACAGAGAACTTTAATATGAGGATCTTCAGTGATTCTCCATTCCCTGTCGCACTTAACTCCCTAATGTGGGAAGGAAACTATTCACCAAGATTCTATAGAAGGACGTAACCCTATGACCACCCAGAAAGAACGAGATGTATACGAAGGATATACTAAAGAGATAATCAAAGAAGCTGCTGGTAAGAACAAGTTTGCTTATGATTATCTCTGGAAACTTATGTGTATTTCCCGTACAGTAGATGATATCTATGATATGGATCAAACATTAAATAGGAATCAACTACTGGAAGCAGTAGAATACCTACTATTTGAAATGCCATATAATCCATTCTTTATGAAACATAGAGATACATTAAGTTCTCAACATGTCTCAATGCACAATGCTTGGATGGCTGCTAATCTTTGGGATGATGGTGGTGATGAAGTAGATAAGATCTATGCTCATGTATGGAGAGATACACACCATGAAGTTGTTCCTTTAGTAGCTCTACTAACACAAGGTCCAGAGAAAATGAGACAAGTATCCTTTAAAATAAGACAAATGTTCAAGAAAAACTTAGGAGATTAACATGTCAGGAGGAGGAGGACAAGACAATTCAGAACAGGTTGAGAAGCAGTTTGCATACGACCAGGAGGCGTGGGCATATAAAAATGCACATGCTCAACGTATGTATAATGATGCTGTAGTAAATAATGTTATTAAGCGTCGTCAAAATGAAGTAGAAGCTAGCTATAAAGAACAGTCTGCTGCGAACCAGTGGGACTACCATATGGAGATCCGTGAGCAGAAACATAATGCCAATGTAGCTGCTTATAATAAATCTGAAAAGATGTATGGTGCTCAGATTGGTCTTAACCAAAGAGCAGCATCACTAGCATTTGAGAATTCACGTAATGTTAACGCAGAACGACAGAATAAATTAGCCTTTGAAGTAGCTCAAGGTGGTTTGAAGTTCGATCAAGCTAGGCAAGGTAAGACATTAGAACATCAAGGTACTAGAGCTAAAGCAGCTTTTGATAGCCAAGATAACTTTGTAAAAAGTATACAGGCTCAAGGATCCTCTTTAGCTACAGGACAGGCTGGAAGATCAGCTAATAAAAGATATCAAGCAATAGTAGCGCAGTCCGGTAGAGCACAAGCAGCTATGGTTGATGGCTTAACAAGAGCTGACTCAGCTTACAACCTAGCTATGTATGGTCTAGAAGCAGACTATAATATGCAACGTACTCAGCAAGGTCAATCAAAACTAAGTATCATGAAAGCTTATGATCATAGTATTAAAAAGACAAATTATGATTGGTTTGCAGCTAATGTGAAAGCCGATGCTAGTAGGAGATCTATGCCAGTACCACCACCAGCACCACCAAAACCATTAGCTATACCTAGAGCAATTATCGTGGACCCACCTATTCCTATCAATTCACCTGAACCTATTCCAGGCGCAGTAGTTACAACAGGCACACAGAGCACAGGTATTGGTGCAGCGATTGGTACAGCTGTCGGAATGGCAGCAGGAATAGCCCTTGCACCAGCAACAGCCGGTGCTTCAATGGCAGCAGTTTATGCTGGTGCAGGAGCGTCAATTGGCAGTGGTGGAGGCAGTCTTATTGAAAGCATGTTTTGATGATAGTTAAGTAAAAAAAACAAACCTTCTACGGAAGAATAAATGGCAGAATTTTATGGAAGAGAAGGTAGTTTCCAAGACTTTTACTTGGAACTACCCACCAAACAAGTTGTAGATAGGGACCTAGGGGAAGCTAAGCTACAAGTTGAGGCAATGAAAGAGAATGCCCTTATACAGAAAGGGTATGACAAAGATTATCTAGATGCATTAAGTAAGAAGTATAAGGTACAGAATAAGAACCTAGCAGCTAACAGAAAACTTAAAGAAGCTAATTACCAACTGATTTTTGAAGCCCACCAAGAGAATTCACAAAGAGAATTTGAAGCTATCCAGAAAGCTCAAGGTAATATTGGGCCTAAGGATGCAACTGCTTTAGGGGAGCTAGTTAAGTTTGCTCCTAAGCTAGTTGAGATGATCGGTAACTATAAGCAGAAGGAGTGGGACTGGAAGGTAGCTGAACACACTAACTTCATCTCTAGTACAGGAATTAGAAAGTCTGACCTCAGTAGATGGCAAGAGAATAGAGAACTTATATTATCTAATTCTTTAGAAGCTCAGCAATTCATTAAAGCAGAATCTGAAAGACTTGGCGTACAGCTAACTCCTAAGAAGATGCTTGAGGTTATGAATGTAACTGGTGAGCTAGCTCTTATTCAACAGGAAGCTTTAAACCATAACGCTGTAAGTGACTACGGTGTGTACTTATCTGGTAATGGTAATGCACAGATTGTACTAAGTGATGGTACAGAAACTACCTGGGCTGCAATGCAGTCACCAGATAATTCTGGAGATAGATATCTAGAAGCACTTAGATTCATGAAGGGTAAGTTCCTTCAGGAAAATGATATCGATATACTTACTGTACCTATCGGACCTTTAGGTTCTCTTACTGAGAGGATGCTTAAGGTTGAAGATTCCCATAATGGTAGATTCAGTAGAGCTAAGAGTCAGCAGACAGCCATACAACATAAGAATGCTATAGATACACAGATATTTAATAGTGCTTATGAAGGTGATGGGTTTTCCTATATTGGCATAGTTCAGAGGAATGCTAATAAAAATCTAGATGAGAATGGGAAACCTAATTTCACAGATGCCCATATAAAAGCAAATGCAGTACTATTAAAAGGTATCAACGCAGGGACAATTAGTTCTGAAAAAATAGAAGCTATCCGCAAAGCTTATATCAGCCAGCGTGGTGATGGCGGCCGTGTAGCTCTCATGTATGGTAATACAGTAGACGCAGCTCGTGCTAGAGAGTCTGATGTTACATTCCAGAATGAAAGGAACTATAAAGCAAGATCTCTTGAAACATACTATCAATTAGAGAAGATGTTCTTGGAAGATTGGGATGGTCAAAATAGAATGGCTCCTGAACAGCTAGATGCTTACTTAAAAGGTTTACATCTAACACCTGAGCATAGGAAAAAGTTAACAGCACAATTCACATCAGGAACTAGTGTCTATGATGGTACTTCTGATGGAAGTAACTCAAAGGATGAAGTTGCTAAAGGTATATATGATAATATGTTACAGACTACAGTTGATACTATTGGTCAACAAATAGTAGGAGGTGATAATTCTAGTATGATAGATCACGCTGAAATTATCGGTTGGGGTAATGTTGAGAATGATATCACAACTATGTATAGAGAGTACTACAACAGAAAGTGGGCAGCAACAATCGGTAGTACTCATGAGAAAGCTGAAGCTGCAGCTCGATATGCTAGAGATGAAGTTATAACACATTATAGAGATAACCCAGGTTTAACGGCTATCTCAGCAGATACAAAGAAGAACTCTAAAGGAGAGGAAGTTAAGCTAACTGATGAAGAGCGTACCTTCAAGAGGTATAGTTTCGGTTCAAAAGGACGTTCAAATAATAATTCTGAAAAACTAGCTAGGCTTGGAGATACTACAGGTGTATCACCTACAGATAGAGTACTCAGTATGAGTAAACCTGAAGATGGAATCTTAGATAAATCAGATGTAGATAGATATGTAGACTCTGATGGTAACATTAGTTTGAGAAGTTTTAGAGCTAATCCATTAGTTAGAGAAATAGTTAAACAGACTAGAGTACCAGCTAGTGATATCTATCAGAGACATGCAGAGCTTTATGGACTACCCACATTATCAGACAAAGATCATTTCACGTATGAAGAATTACAGCAAAGCACTAAACCGATACAGAGAATGATGGAGTATAATAGTCCTAGTTCTGAGATAGTAGGTCAAGCAGCAATTAATCCAGGCGCTAGGGAAGTACCCTCTTATCTAAAAACTAGTTACAACGTTGCCGGTTTAAACGGTACTACACCTAACTATGATAATAGGTCATTTACTTATGTACCAGAGCATAGAGCTTTACTTGATTTAATCTCGTTCGCTGAGGGTACATACGATCAACCTCATAGTGGTTATGGTACTAAAGTAGGTTTCAGTAAATTCGATTTCATGAGAGGCCATGACAGAGTAATACCTTCTGGACAAATCTCTGATGCATCAGGTAGATATCAATTCCTATCAACTACATGGGGAACTACAGGAAACGCAAATAGACCAATGACTCCAGAAGCACAAGACTGGGCAGCTACTAGACTAGTTCTAAGGAGATTAAACTTACCTCAAAATGCTAGCGGATTAAAAGTACTAATGAATAAATTAAACACTGAAGGCATAACTGAAGAGTTTATTGACGCATTAGCACCTGAATGGGCTTCTATGCCTAATCTAATCGGAGCTGACAGGGATGGAAGAGTAGGCACTAGATCTAGTTACTACGGCCAAGGTGGTAAGAGTTATGAAGAATTAACAGAATTCTATAGTAGAGTGCTTGATTCATATAATAAAAGTAGAGGAGTACAGGTATGACAAATTCTTATAACCCCTACCAAGAACAGCTAGACAGTCAGTTAGAAGATGAACTACTGATGCATGAACAGATAGCTGCTCAAGAAGAAGAAGCACTAGAACAGTATAATTCAGTAAGTCAAGTTGCACCACAAGCTGTGGGTAAACAAGGCCCTTCATTTATACCTGGAGCTGCAGAAGAAGCGGCTGCTGAATTAGAAGCAGAAGAAGAAGAGCCAACACCTACTAATCCTATTGAAGCAGTAGCACAGTCTGCTGCAACTGCAGGACAAGTTATAGGTCAAGGCTTAGGTGATACTGCTGTAGGTCTATTAGGCATGGTAGAAGATGCCGCACTACATGGACAACCAGGAGTCATCGAAGAGTATGTAGAGCCATTCTGGCATAAGATGAATCCTCAATCTGACAACGGAGTACACCATTCTGTACGTCAGATATCAGGAGTTGTTATCCCCTCACTACTTGCACCTGGATCTATAATTCCTAGAGTAGCTGCCCTACCTTGGGCTGCAGCTCTACCTGGAGCAGTAAGAACTACAGGAGCTATTGCAGCACGTATTGGTATTGATACCACTATTGTAGCTGCATCAAGCTCAGCAACAGATGATAACGCAGCTAAGGCATTAAATGATGCATTAGGCTGGAATCTACCTTGGGCTACTAGAGAAGGTGCTGGACCCGATGAAAGGAGAAAGTATCAACTATATGAAAATATGGGATTTGGTGTAGCTGGAGAGTTACTTCAAGGTGCTTTTGCACTTAGATCTTACTTAAAAGCACGTCCAAAGCGTAATACTTTCGCTGCTTCTTGGATACATAACTATGACGTTGAACGATTCGATGCTACTAGAAGTGGAGCAAAAGTTGATTCTTTAATTGAATGGGACCCTGGTCTTGTAGTTAAACCTACAACAGAAGAGACTGCTGCACAACTAACAAGGAATGCAGATGCTATTGCAGCACAGTCTAGAAGCCCAGCTATTAAAGAGATTGACGATGCTATTGAAGAGTTAGGTGGTCTAGGAGACGAGCTAACAGAACAAGGTGAGAATGCTTTAGCTGAACTTGTAGAACTTAGAAAGAGAACTGAAGTAGATGAACTACCTACAGACTCTTTAACTCGCTATGTCGATGAAGGAGTTAAGACAAGAAATAATGCTTTAGCAACTGAAGCTGAAGAGATAGCACCTCTTAATCAAGGTGAATATAATCCAATACTTCATGAACCTGCAGAAGCACAAGCAAGAGCACAGCCCATCAGTGGTCCCGCAGACCCCCTAGGAGCAGGCTACGATCACCTCCGTATACAAAAGGCTATAGACACTGCTTACGGGCGTGCTAGAGCCGTTTTACCGACTAGTGGTATGAGGAAGTTCCTTAATGCTGCAATAGGTACAGAGCGTGGTAACATCTTAGATGAAGTTGTTGCAGCCTTTACTCCTGGTAAGGAGATGGAAGCAATGATTGAAGGTAAGTGGAAAGCTTCTCCTGAAGACTTCAAAGCTGCTGTAGACCAAGTAACACAAGATGTACATAATTTAGATCCTAAACTATTTGCTGAGCAACTTAATAATTTGAAGACTAAAGCTCTCAAGGGAGTTGATGTTCTTCCTACTGAAGATTTTCTCGTATATTCATCAGCACTAAAAGAGGTATTTAAAACTCTTGATCCTGATCAACTTAGAGCTTCTGCTCTTGTTGTACAACAGGCTGCTGATAGTGTAGAGAGCGCAGCTAAGGCTGCTAATATCCTAGATGGAGTTCTTGACACAACACGACAGCAACATAATTTATATGATAACTTAGGCATAGTAGCTAAAGAAACTAGAGCTGTAAGAT